TCAGCCGTGTTCGTCCAACAGCGCGCGCGCGATCAGTGCCGTTGCATCCAGCAGGTCGTGGCCGCTGCCGGCCTGCACCACCACTGCAAGCAGACCACGGCCCACCTCGGCATTGCCGCTGGTCAGTTCCATCTCGCCTTCAAAGCACAGATCGGCCAACCATTCGTGGACCTGTTGCAGCCCGCGCTTGCGGGCGCGGCGGAACTCCGCGAGCAGCTTCGCCTGGCCGGCCTCACGCTCGCCATCGGCAAGCAGGCCGATGGCTCCGCCGTGCGCTGCGCGCCAGAGGGCTGGCAGCGGGCGACCGTTCGCGTCCACCACGTCTGCCGCGAACTCCGCGCAGTACATTTCGTAGCGCTTGCCCGCTGTGCTGCGAGGCACGATGTCGGCCTGGGCGAGCAAGCGTTCGGCTTCATCCAGTTTGCTGAACTTCAAGCGCAGCAGTGCAGGGCGGCTCAGTTGTTGTGCCAGCGCCTGCTGGTTGGCGGCGAACCATACGTTCCAGCCTACGCTTGCGCGGCCCTCCAGGGCGGCCTTGAAATACTCCAGGTGTTCGGCGTCCATTGCGGCCTCCCGCGTTCCCTGCGCGATTGTAGCGGGAGCGCATCCGGGCCGGTCAGGTGTGGCCCTCGGCGAGGCAGTGATGCGCCTCGCGCACCAGTTGCCGTGCCGCCACGATCAGTCCGTCGGTATGGAAGGCGCCCAGCTGTTCCTCCGGGCCGGCCTCGGCACGCGCCCGGTCGGCGGCCTGCAGCAGATCGAGCACTGCGCTGAGCCCGGACATCGAGCGGCGCAGCGAAGCGTGATTGCTGGCGCCGAGGGTGAGGCCGCCACACGGTTGCCCGTCATCGGCGTCGGCGTTGCTGATCGCATTGAGGCAGGCGAAGAACGTGGGCGACTGCACGGGCGGGTTCTGTTCCTGCAAGGCGCACTCGATCTCGTGCGCGAGCTCTTCAGGCACGTCGGCGGCGATGTTGCCGATCAGGGCGTGCAGGCGGGGATGGTCGGCGGTGTGATTGGTCATGGCGAAACCCTCACTGGCGTAGCGCCACCTTCCGGAGTGAAGGTGGCGGACGGTGCGGGTTGGCGTACCAAGGCAAACGAACTCCCATCGAGAAGAAGGCCTGGCGGATCTGTCGATCCCCACGCACCGGCCGCCATTGAAGGCAATCGGTGCATTCTCTCTGCTGCGGCGTAAATCGCAGCGATGGGTGTTCATTCGTTTATTCGAGACGCCAATCCCGGCCCAGGCAATCTGCCCAGGCGCGGTGATCATGGGATCGCACAATCACAGTGGTCTGTAAGGAAAGTTCTCAACTCCACGCAGGCACACCAAGCGTTTCCGGTTCTGTGCCCTCCAGCATCCGCCGACTGTGTCGCCCATCACTGATGGCGCAGAGCGCCCTTCTGCCGACCGTGCACGTGACGACTCCAGAGCGGCGCCGCCATGGCAATTCCGTCACCCGGCGCGCGCAGGCGGGAATGTGTCATGCATGGAGCCAGAGGGTTCCATCCCTGCGCTGTCCCACCGCCCCGGGCAGGCGTAGTCTCATCCTGTCGCCTTACCCATCCACGCTGGAGTGCCACCATGCCGCTCGCCCGCATCGATCTTCGCAAAGGTAAATCCGCCGACTACCTGCAACGTGTCGGCGAAGCCATCTACCAGGCCATGCGCGCGGTGGGCGTGCCGGAGAACGACCGCTTCCAGATCTTCCAGCAGCACGACGCCGGCACGTTGATCTACGACCCCGGCTACCTGGGCGTGGACCGCACCGACGACTTCATCTGCATCCAGATCACCTGGAACGAAGGGCGCACGCTGGAGCAGAAGAAGGCGCTGTATGCCGGCATCGCTGATGGCCTGCACGCGGCGGTGGGCATCCGCCGCGAGGATGTGTTCATCAACCTGGTGGAAGTGAAAAAGGAGAACTGGTCGTTCGGCAACGGGGTAGCGCAGTACGTGAGTTGATGCGGGAAGCGCATCCACGCATGGCGTGGATCTACACCTCGCTGCCGACCTGCTCGCCTTCGGTGGCCGCGGCACTGCGGGCCGCCTTCACTGCGTCGGCGCTGTTGGGTTGTTCGCACTCGATGCTGGTCACGTAGCCGTCGTGGCTGATGTTGTGCTCGGCGCGCTTGACCAGCCACTGCCCATCCACGCCATCGCGGAAGCCCTGCATCACCACCGTGGCTTCGGCCATCAGCGTCTCGCGGCCGGGCAGGGTGTAGCTCAGCGTACGCGTCTGCCGGGCCTGTTCCTGGTGCTTGGCGCGCGCTGCGGCTTCAGCGGCTTCGCGGTCGGCGTAGGCCATGCGCAGGCGCACGATCGGTTCACCGCTGCCCAGCTTCACCTCCTGGCGCTTGGCACCGCGTACATCGCGATAGTAGGCAATGGTGGTGCCGGTCTTCTCGCGTGAGACGATGCTCACTTTGTAGCCACTGCCATCGGCCGGGGTCAGGGTGACGTCGGGAATGCGCTCACCGCTGGCACTGGTGGATTCGCCGCGCTTGACGAACATCAGGCGGCCGCCGCCCGGCTTGGCGATGGCATCATGCTGCTTGGCCAGGCGCAGCAGCAGATTCATGTCCGACTCCTGCGACTGCACTGTCAGCGGCAGTGCGATCGACGCCAGCGATCCGCTCACGGCCGCGCTGAGTCCGTGCTCGCCGGCCATGCGCTGGACCATGCCACCGATCGTCGTGCCCTTCTTCCAGGTGCGCGTCTTCTGCGTCTGCAGATCGTTCTTGCCGCCCTTGCTGGCCTCGAACGGTGCGGCGCGCGCGCGCAGGGTCATGCTGCCCGGGTAGCCGGAAATCTCCACCTCATCGCAGATGTACAGGCCCATGCGCCGCACTTCGCCGTCATAGCCGATGAAGGCTTCCAGCTCCGCGCCTGCCGGCGGCAGCTGGATCGGATCGGACGGATCATGGTCGGCCAGCTGCAGCTCCAGCATGTCCGAGTTGTTGTCGGTCTCGTCGGTGATGCGCAGTGATTTGAAGCGCGACATGATCTTGTCGGTGATGTCCTGGCTGTTGGCCACCACGCGGAATGCCGGTGTGATGTTCAGTCCCACAGTGCGATCCCCTTGCGTTCGCCGGCGGGGCGCTGCACGTCTGGCAGAGTGATCGCGATGCCCGCAGGCAGTACCGCGCCGCGGGCGGCCAGGCCCGGGTTGGCGTCGAGTATCGCGCGCAGAATGGCCGGTGATTGTTCGCCATAGTGCGCATGCGCGATGCGGTCAACGACGTCGCCGTCGCGGGTGTTATACGTTCGTGCCATCGCTGTGCTTCCGCAGGGAGAGGGTGAATTCGTGCCGCTGGATTCCCGCATCGACGGTGAAGCCGGAGGCAGTGGCGTCGATCTTGTCGATGACCCACAGCCCCAGGTTTCCGCCCTTGCCGGTCAGCAGCCGCTGTGGCTTGCCCTGTGCCGCCAGTCTGCGCAGCTGCGAGAGCTCATTGCCGGCACCCCGGAACGCATAGTGGATGACGCCAGGCAAGGTCATGCTGGCCTTGCCGGGGCCGGTGTACTGCAGGGCGGCCATCTGCCCGATGCGTTCCTGCGCAGCCCAGCCATATTCGTTGCTCTGCTGGATCTCCTGGAACACGGCGGTGTTGAGGCTGAACTTGAAGCCGCCCAGCATCAGCAGCACCGGGGCGTTGCCGGAGTCGTTGCTCTGGAAACTGGACAACAGCTTGTCGATGGATGCGGTTACGAACTCACGCTTCATGCTTAGTTCCTGTCTGCCAGGCCACCACGGGCAGCAACCGCGTTGCGACGCTGCAGTTCGTCGGCAGTGCGACGCGCCACCGATTCGCTGGATTCACCCGGTTGCTGGTGGATGGTGATGTTGTTGGTCTGTTGCTGCTGCACGGTGGTGACGCCGCGCGTAGTGGGTGATGGCATGTCGGGTGCGGTGCGACCGCGAGCGGCCTCGCTGATGCCGCCCCAACGCTTGCGCGCGCCCGGCGCGTCCAACCTGGCGACGTCGCCGACCAGGCCCACGGCGTCATCCAGGCCACCTCTGCCGCCGGCCCGCATGTTGGTGTACCCCACCATGCCGTTGCCGATCGCTTCCGCTCCACCGGCAAGCACCTCCTTGCCGAAGTCCAGGCCTTTGCCGACCAGCGCACTGACCTTGCCAATGCCCCCTTCGACGAACCCCATCAGCTTCTCGACGTAGGGCATGAGGAAATCCAGCTTCGGGATGAGCCAGTCGAACAGGGATTCGGCACCGGACTTGATCGCCGTCCACATCTTGCTCATTCCGATTCCGATCCCGCTGGCGACGGTCGTGTACACGTTGCCCATCCAGGCGACGTACTGCACCAGGCCGCTGATGAGCTGGATGTTCATTCTCAGGCCTTCCATCAGAACGGTACCGAGGAAGCTGCCGATCTGGGCAACGCGCGACAGTTCGTTGCCGGTGTACTGTGCAGGTGCAAGCATCTTCGACAGCCAGTCCCAGGCCTGGCCGATCAACCCGCTCATGACTTCCCAGGCGGGGCGCAGCGGTTCAACCGCACGCATCAGTTCACCCATCGCTGCGGTGCCTGCACCGCTCAGGCCCTCCCAGACGCCGCCCAGGAATGCCTTGATCGGCTCCCAGTACTTGCGCACCAGGATGGCGCCTGCGGTGATTGCCGCGATGGCGATCGTGATCGGACCACCACCGATGGCGGCCACGGCAGTGGCGACGATGCGGAAGCCCGATGCCAGGCGCATGGCCATCGGCCCGAAGCGCCCCATCTGTGCCAGCAGGCTGCCACCACGGAACAGCTGGAAGGCCTTCTGCACGCCCAGGATCGGGCCCTGCAGGAAGGTCCAGGCGTAGCGAGCGCCGAGCACCGCCGTGCGCATGCCCAGCATGCCGACCACGATCTGCGTGGTGTTGGCGATCAGCTTCGGGTTTTCCTGCACGAACGAGGTAACCCCGTTCAACAGCTCGGTCAGCTTGACCGCGGCCTCGCCCACCGCGGGCAGCAGTGCCGCACCGAAGGCCTTGGACAGGTTGTCCACGGCGATCTTGGCACCTTCGATCTTCTGCGGATCGGTCTGCATCGCATCGGCATAGGCCGCATCGGTGGTACCCGCCGATCCATTCAAGGCCTTGTCGCGGACACGGATGTAGGTATCCCAGTTCTCGATCATCGGCTGGACGAAGTTCTTCGCCTGTGCATCGCTGAACAGGGTGCCGATCTTCTTCTGGTCGCCCGCGGTCGCCTGGATGATTCCCTGCATCGCAGCGTCGAAGGGATTGCCGCCGCTGGTCTGTGCATCGCCGATGATCTTGCGCAGATCCAGGTTCAGGCTCTTCTTGGCCTTCTCCTGAATGTCCGGCGAGAGCACCTCGGACATGAAGCTCTTCATGTTGCTGGCGGCCTTGTCGGCGCCGCCGGCCGAGTCCAGCGTGGCCTGCAGGGCCGCGCCGAGGGTGGCGGCCGCCGAGGTGCCCTGCAGCTTCATCGCTTCGAACGACGAACCCAGGGTAGGCAGCACTGCGGCCATGTCCTTCAGGCCCAGGCCGCCCTGCCGGCTGTTGACCACCAGCACATCCAGCGCGTTCTGCATGCGCGAGGGATCGATATCGAATGACTGCTGCAGGGCGGCCGCAGCCTGGGCCACATCATCGATGCTGGCACCGGTGACGGTGGTGGTCCGCCCGACAGCACCGAGGCTGGCCTGGGCCGACTGCGCATCCATGCCGGCGTCGACCATCAGCCTGATCGAGCGCTGCAGCGCGTCGGCGCCCTGGTTGGTTGCACGCGACTGTTCCAGGATGGCCTGCCCCAGTGCGCTGACCTGGGCGCGGCTGAGGTTGGCTGCCACGCCGATCTGCTGGTTCTGGCGGGCGAAGCCGGAGGCGTTCTCGACCGGCTTGGCCAGCGCGGTGACGGCCGTGCCAAGCGTGCCGCGTGCCTCGCCAAATGCCGAGCCGAGCTTCCCGCGCTTCTCCAGGTTGGCGTCGCGCTTTGCTTCGATGCTCTCCAGCGCCATCTGCGAGGCACGCAGAGCATCGACCTGGGTACGCATGCGGGCGTACTCCTTGCTGGTCGTACTCATGCGCGCGAGCCTGCGGTCCAGCAGGGTCACCTCGGTGCCGAGGCGCTTGATACCGTCGTTGGCAAAGGAGAAGGCGTCCTTCAGTGACTTGGACACCTCGCCGCCGATCGTGATCGTTGTCGTTTGAACGTTACTGGCCATGTACCGGCAATCCCTGAATCCACCAGATGAACTTCGACACCCGCAGTGTCATGATCTCGCGCAGGCCCCAGCCGGTATGACCGGCCAGGGCGAGCACTCCCTGCCTGATCTGAGGCAGGGTCAGGTGGTAAAAAGCGCGACGCCTGCCTGCAGTCGTGCGTAGTCGCGCAGCGGCATCTTGCGCACGTCTTCCGGCGAGACCTCGCACAGGTTGGCGATCATCCGCACCTCGCGCTGTGCGTCGCTGCCCTTGTCATCCTGGTAGCGCTCCATGTCTTCCACGGTCGGTTCACGCATGCGCAGCACGGCGGTTTCCATGCCGTTGACCTGGCGCGGGCGGGTGAGGGTGATCTCGGCGAAGCCATCGCGCTCGATGACGGTGTCGGTGGGGGTCTTGGTCTTGCTGGACATGGATGCGTTCCTGGAATGCGATGTGGTGCGATGGATGCGGGGGCGCGAGGCGCCCCCGGGTTCAGTGCGGCGAGGGTTCAGATGCCCAGTGCGCCGCGGATGCCGGCCAGCACGTCCACGCCACCCTGGCGGGCGATCATGTTGACTACGTCGATCTCCTGCACGACCTGGGCACCATGGGTCAGCTTGTAGTAGCTCAGCGCCAGGTTGACCTTGATCGTGCCCTTCTCGCCGACCTTGGTTTCGCCGCGGTCCAGCAGCTTCACCTTGCCGCGCATGTTATAGGGGGGCCGGGTCACTTCGCCGTCATCGCCTTCCAGCGCTTCGCGGGCGGTGAAGCCGTATTCCTTGCTTTCGATGACGTGGAACTTGCTCATGATCTCCGCGTCGTCGGAGGCGAACTCGACATCGGCGGTCAGCTTGTCATGGCCGAGCACGATCTCGGTCGGGGCCAGCATGCCGCCGGCCTGGAAGTCCTCGGTCTTCAGCGACAGCTTGGGGGCGGTGAAGGACATCACGCTGCCGGCATAGCCCTTGCCGTCGACGTAGAAGTTGAAGTTTTTGCGGATCTTGCGCGCCATGCTTAGAAGATCTCCGAGACGTAGTTGTTGTTCATGTGCATGCGGAAGGTCAGCTGCTCACCCGGGTAGGTCGGGGTGAAGTCGAAGTCCCAGTAGAAGCGGCCCTGGGCCACGCTGTCCGCTGCGTTCAGGTCGGGGTCGATCCAGCAGTTGCCGCCGAGGATCGCGCCCTGGGTCTTCAGGCCGCGCAGGAAGGCATTGACACCCTCACGCACGTCGTCGACGTAGGTCTTGCTGATGCCGCGGTCGACGGCCCACAGGTGGGCGGCTTCCAGGCTGTCGGCGATGATGTCGGCGGTGCGCACCACGCACAGGAACTGCCACTTCTGGTCGCTGCTGGCGGTACGGTTGCCCCACAGGCGGAAGCCACCTTCGCGGATGATGGTCGCCACGTTCGACTGGTTCAGCAGGTTGGCGCGGCTGGTCGCGTCGGACAGGCCGAAGTCGATCGCACGTGCGGTACCGACCACGCCGTTGAGCTCCAGGTTGGACGGCGATGCCCACCAGCCGCGTTCGTTGTCGCTGCGGGCAATGGCACCGGCCACGGCACCGGAGGCGTAGCGGGTGACGATGGCATCACCGGACTGCACCAGCAGCGCCGGGTCGACCACGTAGACGCGCTTGGAACCGGTTAGAGCGGTGGTGCTCTTGGCGGCGTCGTCGTTGCTGTTCGGGCCATCCTTGATGATCACCGCGCGCAGCTTGTCGGCAATGCCGAGCAGTTCGGCCACGACCGGGTTGGCCAGCAGTTCGGTATCGCGCTTTTCGTGGGTGTGGGTGAAGCCCGGTACCGCCAGGATGCGGGGCTTGATGCCCACCACCGACTTTGCCGCCAGCAGTGCATGCACGCCGGTGTAGGCACCGGTCTGCGCGTTCACGCCGCCCAGCACGTTGGCCAGGGTGTCGTTCTCGGTGGCGCCCTTCTCGACGCGGATGACGACCACAACCGCGTTGGACTGGTCGAAGATGGCGTCGAGCTGGCCCGGGAGGGTGCCCTCATCGACTTCGGTTGCGGCGTTGGCGAGCAGCTTGGCTGCCTGCGAACGCGAGGTCACCAGGACCGGAGTGTTGTAGGGGAAGGCGATCTTGTCGGCGCGGGGCGCGGTGCCCACGATGCCGATGACGCTGGTCGAGGCAACAGCGATCGAGCGGGAACCACCATCGATGTTGACGACCTGCACGCCATGCAGAAATTCGGCCATGCGTTGTTTTTTCCTTGGTTGGGTGGGTGCTGCGGTCGCGATCTGCGCCGCATGGGTACATGTTCGTATCTGGCCGCGGCTGGATTAATTGCAGCGGTGGCCCGAAATCACGGTTGCGGTTGCGGTTGCGCGGCCGGGTCGGGTTCGGGGGCAGTGACCATCACCCAGGCAGCACGGGCTTCATCGAAGGTGACCGGGTAGCTGCGATCTGCAGGCGGTGCCAGATCGGTGACCGATGGCGGCAGTGCGACCCCACGGGAAACGGGAGTCGCGAAGCTGGCATCGTGCTTGTTCCACAGCGGTCGCGAGCTGTAGTCCGGCAGCAGCGTCCATTCGCGGCGGCTGGCATTCCACGCGTTGTATTGCGCGGTGGTGCCATCCAGCTTGAATGGTTCGGACAGGGTCACGTCCTTGGGCAACGGCTCGCCCAGCGCGAGGCGGTTGGGTACCGCCATCGCGGTGCGTGTGTCCCACAGCATGCAGTTGCGGAAATCGGCCACCAGTTCCCAGCGTGAGCCATCCTCGGCCAGGCGCAGTGCCTGGTATTCGCCGGCAGGTTGGCGAGGCGCGACGTCCACGGTGAAGTCGGGCAGGTTCCAGGCGCCGTCCGGCGAAGGCTGCAGGCGGACCTTGCCCATGTAGGCGCGGGTATCGGGATCGTAGGAGTGCGCGAAGCGCGGTTCGGTAGGCAAGTTCATGTCCTCAGTACGCGATGCAATAGATCATCCGCAGGCCAGCCGGCAGGTTGCGGTCGCCACCGGCGTTCTCCACCACGACGGTGTGGGTGTGCGCACCGGCGTCGGCGGCCGACGCGGCGTGGCCGTGGTCACCCACCTGGGCGATGGAAATGGTGTGCGAGTGGCCGCCGGCGCCGTTCATGCCGATGTTGTGGCCGTGGCCGCCTGCGCCGTCGGTGGTGAAGCTGTGGGCGTGGCCACCGGCCGGGCTGGTGTACGGCCAGGGGTTGTCGTAGTCCAGGTTGCCGCGTGAACCGGCGTGGTTGTTGTAGTCGGCGCCCCATGGGTAGGTGGTTCCGGATTCGGCGAATGCGGTGAGATGCTGGTGATCGCCGATCCACGAGGTGCCGCCGGTATGTGCGTGGTGGCCTTGCGAGTCGGTCCACGCACCATGCGCGTGGTCGCCGACGGCACTGGCGCTGGCACCGTGGGAGTGTGCGCCGCCTGCGCCCACGGAGATGGCATGGCTGTGGCTGCCTGCTGTTGCCGTGCTTGCGCTGTGGGCATGGCGGATCACCTCACCCTGGGTGAAGCTGCCGACCGCTTCCGGGTTCAGCGTGTGCGTGACCACCGTGCCTTCCTGCATTGCCGGCAGGTTGAAGGTGGTTGCGCCGTCACCGGCGCCGTAGCGGGTACCGATGGCGGCGAACAGGGCCGGGTAGCTGGCACGCGGAACAGCGGCGCCATTGCACAGCAGCATGCCGTTGGGCGCGGTGGCACCGGCGAACAGAATCACCTGTCCGGGCACGTGCACGCTGGATGGCACGCCGGTCATGTTGCGCCAGTCCAGGTAGTGGGTGCCGTGGCGGCCATCGAGCAGGTCGGCATCCAGGCCCTTGTCGGCGCCCTCGTCCTTCAACGCGGCCGATTTCAGCCCCAGGGCGGAACGGAACGCGGCATCGGTGGCGATCGACAATAGCGTGCGGACGAACTGGGTGGGGGCGCTGGCGCCAAAGCGCTTGTCGATGAAGGCACGCAGCCCGCGCGGTGTCACCGCACGCTGGGCATCTGCACCCTCTTCGGTCTCGGTCGTCGTGGCCAGTTCGACCACGCCCTGCACCTCGGTGGTGGAGGGCGGATAGATGAATTCGGCATTGCCGAACTCGATCAGCGCGGTATCGACTTCACTGAAGCGGGTATCGGTGGAGAGCAGCAGCATCGAGGCTGCGGTCTTCTCCATGATCGGATCGGTCTGGCCGAAGGTTGCAAACAGCGTGCCGTCGCCCAGGTACAGGCCGAAGCCGCGCAGGCTGTAGGCGGTAGCGCTGTCGTCACGGATCGTGACGTGCAGCGTGTCGTCGCCCACGGCCTTGCCGCCGAACGTCGAGACCCGCTTGATCTCGCCGGGCAGGGCGGTCAGCCCTGCCGTCGGCGTGAATGCCGTGGACGTCAGGCCGATCTCGGTGATCAGCACGGCACTGGTGCCGGTGTTGGGTGGATTGACCAGCCTGGCGAAGCCGGCGTCGGTGATTTTCAAGCGCATGCGGGGTTTATTCTCCGATCAGTTGGATGCGGCGGAAGGTGGTGCCATGGGCGCCGGCAAGTGCACCGATACCGGCGCTGGCCTGCATGCCCTGGGTGAACGTGAAGTGCGAGCGCACCGGCTTGGTGCGGCTGATCTCGCCGATCACGTCGTCGACGAACTTGGCGGTGGCGGTCTCGCCGCCCTGGTTGGCGATGGTCATCACCGCTTCGAAGGTGTGCGGTGCACCTCGCGGCTGCATTTCCCACCATTCACGGATCAGGATCGAACCGCCGAATGCAGCCACCACATCGCGGACGCTGCCCCAGGTGCCTTTGCGGCGCTGGATCGCGATCGCGGCGCGCACGCGGGCACGCTTTACCGTTTCCGGCCAGTAGGCCTTCCATTCGTCGACGGACAAGGCCCAGGCCAGCCAGGGCAGCAACGCGGCCGGGCAGCGGTCCGCATCCCATAGCGCGGTGATGTCCACTGGCAGCGGGCGGGTCACCGCAGCACGGGCCAGCGCCCGTTCCGCGCGGGTGGCGTTGGGCGGCAGCAGGGTGGTTGCCGTCGGCACCCTGATCAGCGCGTCGGCGTCGATGATCGAACCGGGAGCGGGTGGCCGGCTGAGCGTGATCACATTGTTGAGCACGCTGTAATCAATCACGCCCACGGGCTGGGGCATGGTGCGGATGTAGCTGGTCGCCTCGCGTCCTTCCTCCACCTGCACGCCCCAAAGGTGGATGCGGCTGTCCGGCTTCAGGCCGGTGTTCCCGCCTGCCCGCCGATCCAGCACGATGCTCACGCCCCGGGCGGCGTCATCCGCGGTTGCGGCATAGGTGTAGCTGTAGCGCTTCCACTCGGTGCCCACCTGCAGACGGGTCCTGCCTGCGCCGGTGGTGCGCATGCCGAAGTCGATCGCACAGGGTTCGGTTGCACGCAGCCAGATGCTGATGGTGCGCACGGCACCATTGGGAAACGCGCTTCCATCCTCGTCCACCACGCCGGCGAAGTTCTGCTCCGGGCCCCCGATCGCATCGGAGACCGGGAAGGACCAGGCACTGGAGCTGCCATCCGGAGCGGGATGACTGGACGACAGGTTGGCCGGCTTCACGTAGAAGCCTTTCCATCGTGGATGGTCGAAGGATGCCGAGAAACGCTGCAGGTTGCGCCGCATCGTATCCGACAGCTTCAAACGCCCCTGCCAATCGGTGCGGTACACCGCCTGCAGGGTGGCCAGTGCGCCACCTGGATGGCGGAACTGCAGGTTGTGCCCATCGATCGCGCCACGCAGGCGTGCACTGATCAGGCGTGTGGTGAAATCACTCATCGTTGCCGCCATGGGTCAGGGTCACCGCAGTGCAGTAGGTGGCCTGGGTCCGGTCCACCACCACGTCAGCCGCCGGGCTGGAAATCTCCACACGCTGCACGCCCTCGGCATGCAATGCGGCGAACAAACCGGAGCGGGTGACATCGCGGCCGAGCCGATGCGACTCGGCGATGTAGCGATCCAGGCGCGAGCGTGCTTCGGCCAGCACCACCTGCGAATCCGGGCCGGCGTAGGTGTAGAGCGTGGCGGTGACCGCGTAGTTGATGATTGCCGCCGTGCGTACCAGCACGTGGTCCGTCAGCGGACGCACGTCGGCCGCACTCAGCTTCGCTTCCACTGCGTCGAGCAGCGCCTGGGTGGCCGTGCCATCGGCTTCACGCGACAGCACCGAGACCACCACTTCACCCGGCGACGGACTGGTCGCGCTGGCATCGAGCACCCGCGGATCGGCGCTCAGCGCGTGGAAGATGTAGGCGCCTTCCGGCCCGGCCACGCTGAAGCCTTCCGGACCCAGCTGGATGCGCCGACGGAAATCTTCATCGCTCTCGTAGCGTGGCGGAATGCCTTCCTGCGGCTTGCCCGGGTCCAGCATCTGGCGGCCGATGCCGAAGATCGCGGCCAGCTGGTCCAGGTCGCTGCCGACTGCGTAGGCCAGCATCACGCCACGCGCCGCATCGTTGACGCGCTGTCGGTCGAGCAGGCGCAGGTAGGTGCAGACCTCCAGGATCTTGAAGGCCGGGTCCGACGGCAGCAGCGCGTCGAAGGTGGGGTCGAGCGCCTGCAGTGCGGTCAACGATTCATCGAACAGCGTCTCGAAATCGAGCACTTCGATGACCGCCGGTGCAGGCAGCTGGGAGAGATTGACACTGGTGAACGAGCCGGATGCCACGGTTAGCGAACCTCGATTCCTTCGATGGTGATGGCCTCGCCGTCCGGCAGGTGGATTCCGGTCACTGCCAGGATCATCACGCCGGGGGCGGGGAGGGAGACGTCGACGTTCTCGACGTGAAGCCGCGGTTCCCATCGCGCGAGTGCGTCGACGGTGGCCGCGATCAGGTCCATGCGCAGCGAGCGGTTGGTCGGCGCATCGATCAGTTCGAACACGCGCGAACCGTATTCACGGCGCAGTACCCGGGAGCCAAGGGGCGTGGTGAGAACGTCACGCACGGACTGGTGCAGATGGGCGAGCCCATCCAGTGATTTGCCGGTGTTGGCGTCGATTCCTCGCATGGCCTCTATCGTCGTGGAGTGCGGGTTTTCAGGGCATTGCACGCGTGGCCGTTCAGGGCTGCGCGGGCGTGGTGGGTGCGGTCGGACCCTGTGCGGTGTGCTTGTGTGCCTTCAGGCCGATGGCGCCAGCCTTGACCTCGCCGGATGTGCTGATGTCCTTGCCGGCACTGATCGCACCGGTGACGTCCAGGTCGCCAGTCGCCTTGATCGATGGCGTATCGAGCACGATCGATTCGCTGGCGATCACCTGTGCACTTGCACAGGTGACGATGACCTTGCCGCTGCCCACATCGACGTTGAGCGTTGCGGTTTCCTGGTCGTACTCGACAACGCTGCCGTCGGCGAACTCGGTGCGGTGCCGCAGCCGAGAGTCGGCGGGCGCCGGGAACCGGTCCTGGTACAGGCTGCCGAGAACGAGTGCCTGGCCCGGGTCGCCATAGGGGCACGCCAGCAGCACCTGCTCGCCGGGTTCGGGTGCACACCAGCTGCGCACGCCCGGGCCAGCACGGCGCTCCAGCCAGGGAATCCAGTCGGTCAGCATGCCGTCTGCATCCACGCGCACGCGGCCGCCCGCTTCGTCCAGCTCGCGCACGACGCCGATCATCAGCAGGTTGCCGATCAGGCGCGCTTGTTCGGCACTCAT